AACCACGCTGCGCATTCAATGGACGAGCGTGTTAGGACTGGACAGCGGCCAGCGCGTGGCCTGTGAAGAATCGGCCCGCCGAGGCCCTAATCGCAAAGTCACCGGTGAAGCAGTTCACGCTATCTATGAATGGCACCAGCGCGGCATAACATTCGGCGCCATCGCCAGTCAACTAGATCTGGGCGGGGAGACGGTACGAACGATTGTGGCGGGCCGTTACCCCAGCACTGACCCCGAAGTCGCCAGCGCATGGGACGACACTTTTGGCAAGCTGAATTCACAGGACATGCCAGCGCGCGCTTTGCGCGGGGCCACAAAAATCAAAAGGACACCTGCGCGCCGGTACGTTGATGTTGATTTAGTGCGTAAGGTTTTTGTCTTGCATGGACAAGGCTTACAAACCAAGACGATCTCGGAAGCATTGGGCTACAGCTGCTCTGCCATTGCCGCTATCGTCTGCGGCAGTCATCCGTTTCGTGATGAGGCGACTCGTGCTGCATGGCATGACACGTTTGGGGCGGCTAAAACAAATTTAACCGGCGGTTGTCTGGGCGATAGAGGTGCTTCAGGTGCCACGGCTGCTTCTTCGTCTTCTGGAGCGTCAGAGGCGCCATGAACAATTCCCTCCAAAAAAACATTTCAACCGGTCATAGCGCCATGTCAACCAACCACATTGCGGCCATCCATGTGCTCAAGTCCAAGCTGCAATTGCAAGATGGCGACTACCGTGCGCTGCTGGCCAATCTGACCGGCCACACCAGCAGCAAGAGCTTGACCGAGGGCCAGCGCAGCGCGGTGCGCGACCACATGCAAAAGCTGGCCGAGCGCCTGGGCGTGGTGCAGCCCACGCGCCAGCGTCCGCATGGCCCGGCCAGATTCGACCAGGTCAAAGCCGCAGCCAGCCCCAAGGAGCGCAAAGTGTGGGCGCTGTGGCACCAGCTGGGGCGCGATGGCGTGGTGCGCGACACCAGCGCTGCGGCGCTCCATGCCTGGGTCGAGCGCACAGTGCACGTCAGTGCGCTGCGCTTTGCAACCGATGTGCAGCTGGACACGCTGATCGAGGCGCTCAAGGCTTGGCAGCAGCGCGGCGCGGCGGGGTAACCACATGGCGACCAAAAAGCACATGACCACTGCCGAAGCCGTCGTGCTCGATGCCTATCTGCCTGCCGGGCTGACCGAAGAAATGCGTGATGTTGCGCTGTGTTTGTTTGAGGCCATGGTGCTGACCGACCCGCGCGCTGGCCAGGTGCAGCCCGATGCGCTGTGGCGCCAGGTGCTGGGCTACATGGCCCGCGTGGCGGCCCTGCAGCTGCAGCACCTGGCGGAGCAAAAGGGTGGGCGCGCCATCTACCTGGCCAAAGGCGTTGCGGTACACCTGAGCGAGCGCGACCGGCGTATGTGCGAACAGTTCCGAGGCGACTACGATGTGCTGGCCAAACGCTATGACCTGACGCCCATGCGCGTGCGCCAGATCGTGGGCTCCTGGCAGCTGGAGCAGTACCGCCGCCGTCAGGGCCAGCTGCCTGGCCTGGATCTCGAAAACGACCCCAAGGGCTGAGCGCGCCGCCCGAGCGCCCCTCCCAGAGCGCTGGCGTGCAATGCGCCAGCGCTTTTTTTAAGCGCTTTACTTCTCGTTCAGTGCCACCCGCCGCGACCATCGCGGCATGCCTCAGAAAACCTCCCTTGCCACAGCTGCCTGCGTTGCCATTGCAGCGTGCGCCTTTGCGGCTGCGCCGGTCGATGCCGGTGCTGGCCAAGTGCTGCTGCAGCTGACCCCGGCACAAGACTTCACCCCGTCCGATGGCCGCGCCATGGACGTGCCCGCCTGGCGCATCAATGGCGCCATTGCCGAGCGCGTCATTGCCGCATTCAACGCTGCGCAACCGCCGGTCATCGACTACGAGCACCAGACCCTGCACAAGGAGGCCAACGGCCAGCCCGCGCCCGCTGCGGGCTGGATGCACAGCCTGCGCTGGGTCGAGGGCCAGGGTCTGTTTGCGCAGGTAGAGCTGACCGAGCGCGCCCGTGGACTGGTGCAGGCGGGCGAGTACCGCTACTTCTCCCCCGTCTTTGAGTACGCCCGGGGCAGCGGCGAGGTCACGCGCATCTTGATGGGTGCCCTCACCAACCACCCCGCCATTGCCGGCATGGAGGCCGTCAACTTGACTGCCGCTGCCAGCGCGCGCTTTGGCGCAGCTCCAACCCCTTTGAACCACACCCCCGCACCGGAGACCGCGACGATGAATGAATTGCTGAAAAAACTGCTGGCCGCGCTGGGCCTGCCCGAGGACACCGGCGAAGAAGAGGCCCTGAAGGCACTGGACGCCATGAAAACGCAGCTCGATGCCACGCACCAAGAGCTGGGCTTGGACGACAAGGCGGACGCCCCGGCGGTGGCTGCCGCCTGTGCCCGCCTGCGCACCCAAGGCGCTGACCCGGCGCTGTTTGTGCCCGTGGCGGCGGTGCGCGAGCTGCAAACCCAAGTGGCGGCGCTGACGGCGCAGTCGCGCACGCGCCAAGTCGATGACTTGGTGGCACCAGCGCTGCAAGACGGACGCTTGCTGCCAGCGCTAGAGGTGTGGGCGCGCGAGCTGGGCGGCAAGGATGTGGCGGCGCTGAGTGCTTATTTGGCGGCGGCGCAGCCCGTGGCCGCACTGACGGGCACGCAAACCCGAGGCCGCGCACCGCAGGGCAATAACCCGCACGGCCTGAGCGATGACGAAATGGCCGTGGCCGTGGCCTGTGGCATGACGCCCGAGGCGTACGCCAGCGGCCGCAGCAACTGATTTTTAGCGCAAGGAGTACCGCTCAATGACTGCTTTGACCCAAGACCGCACTACGCCCGAGCGCGATGGCCGCCTGGTGGCTGACCCGCTGGCCACGGGTGCCACGATTTTTGCTGGCGCGATGTATGTGCTGGGCACCACCGCCTTGGCCACGCCAGCCACTGCGGCAGCCACCACCCCAGTGCGCGCCGTGGCCCGTGTGCGCGCCGTGCAAGCCGCAGGCGATGCGCAGACCGATGGCGCGCTGGGCGTGTTTTGCTTTGACAACGCCGCCGGCGCTGACGCATTGGCGCGCACCGATATCGGTGCCAGCTGCTACGCCCTAGACGACTGCTCCGTCAAAAAAACCGGCACCTGCAAGGCCGGCACCGTACTGGACGTGACCGACCGCGGCGTGTGGGTGCGCGTGGGCTGATCGCCCAACAACCCAATAACCAAACAACAAGGCGACTGCTATGCAAGTAAACAACGCAAACCTCAAGACGCTGTATGTGGCGTTTAACGCGGCCTTCAAGGCCGGGCTGGGCCAGGCCGAGAGCCAGTACGGCCAGATTGCCACCACGGTGCCCAGCACCACGGCGGCGGAAGAATACGGCTGGCTGGGCCAGCTGCCGGGCCTGCGCGAGTGGCTGGGCGACCGCGTAGTACACGCGATTGGTAACCACGGCTACACCATCAAAAACAAGCCGTTTGAGCTGACGGTGGGTGTGCCGCGCACCGCCATTGAGGACGACCAGTACGGCATCTACACTCCGCTGATGCAGGAGATGGGTCGCGCCGTCGAGGTGCACCCCGACCAGCTGGTGTTTGGCTTGCTGAAAGATGGGCGCAGCGCGCTGTGCTACGACGGCCAGCCGTTTTTCTCGGCCGGCCACAAGGTGCCGAACGAAAAAGGCAAGGAAGTGGCCGTATCCAATGTGTCGGACGATGCAGGCAGCGGCCCGAGCTGGTATGTGCTGGAGACGCGCCGCGCGCTCAAGCCGCTGATTTTTCAGAACCGCAAGAACCCCAACTTTGTGTCTCTTACCGGCGAGACGGATGAGGGTGTGTTTAACCGCGCGCAGTACGTCTACGGCGTGGACGCGCGGCGCAATGCTGGCTTTGGCTTTTGGCAGCTGGCCCACGCCAGCAACAAGCCGCTGACGGCCGACAACTTGAAAGCGGCCATCCTGGCCATGGAAACCCAGACCGGCGACCACGGCCGCCCGCTGGGCATCAGCCCCAACATTTTGGTGGTGCCCAAGGCGCTGCGCTTTGTCGCCAAGAAGTTGCTGGAGGCC